CTGTAATGCTGCTAAGTGTCAAACCACCAAATACCGCATCATCTGCTGTGATGTCGTGCGCATTAACCGTAGCACCCGAAAGGTTTGTCGAAGTGAGTGCACCTCTCAATGCAAGGTGTCCTGCTTCGATTCTCTTAGCCTGGACCAAAGAACCAGAAATAGAACCTGTAACGCCAAAGCGCATACCAGGGGTTCCTAGGACTCCCATTGTAACGCCACCAGACATGAAGCTTGCGCCTGCTTGTCCGTCAACGTTAACAATCAAAGAGTCACCAGTCAACGATCTATTTCCTAGTGTCATCGACATAAGCGGTGCAGAACCAGTGCCAGAGACACCAACCTTACCACCGAGCTGGAAACCAGCACCGACGAAATCACCTGCAACCGAACCAGAAACACCTGCGATGATCAAGTTATCCTTAATCTCCAAGGAGTCCTTGGTAACGGTTCTTGACACGATAGTGTCAACATCCAAGTTTGTGATTCTAGCATGTGATGCAGTAAGTGCAGTTGCAACAACTGTATCAATATTACCAGTATCAATGTGTGCTTCAGCGAACTGCTTCGAAGAAGTACCCAAGTCAACCTGACTGTCGTTCTGTGGAACAAGGTCTGTAATGAGACCACCCAAGATTGACAAGTCATCTGAGTTTGCAGTACCAATCATTACTCCATTTGAGGCAGTCAGGCTACCTACTGTTATCGCAGATGCAGTCAACTGACCCGTGGTGCCATAAATTGCTGCAACACTGCCAACGACAGTATTTGCGGCGGCGCCGTCAAGTAAGTTAATTTCTGCAGCAGTTGAAGTAACCGCCGTACCTCCTAGTGTCAAAGCACCAACAGTAGCAGTTCCGACGATACCAACATCCCCAGCGACAGACGCTGACATTGCACTAATAAGTGAGTATCTCTTGGTTGCAGAACCAAGGGCAACCTTGTTGTCGTTCTGTGGGACGAGATCGGTGATCTGGCCACCCAAAAATCCCAAGTCGTCAGCATTTGAGCTACCAAGTAGAACGCCATTTGAAGCTGTGATACTAGAGGCGACAATGCCACCAACAGTTAGATCATCAGCAGCAAGGTCGTGAAAAGTAGATGCAGAACCAGAAACGGTAGCAGCCGAAACTGTATCCGAAACAGTTAGATTATTTCCAATGCCAACATTGTCACTGAAAGATCCAGACTCTGCAAAAACAGTATTCCATGCAAGGGCATTGCTACCCAAGTCATTCAAGCCATCAGTCTTTGGAATAAGGCTTGAGATGATGCGAGCGGTGACATTAAGAGAGTCGCCGGTTCCATCACCGATTAAAACATCACCAGATGCGGTAATGTTTGTAAGTTGGGAAGCAGAGATGTAACTCTTAAGTGCTCCCAGCGTGAGACCACGCATACCCGCAGATTGACCACGGGACGACGAAAGCGCCAAAGTATCTGCATCCTGCAGATCTGTAACGAAATCGCCTGCACCCAAGTCACCAAAACTTAGGTGCTTAACCTCTATTGAACCTGAACTAACGTTGTCTTTGGTTAACCCGCCAATTGCGATGAGTTTTGATCCAATCCTTGTTCTAGCCATAATTGATGTACCTCCATTGCCCCCTCCTCCTCCGGCATTCGACATACCTGAGACGGAAAATAGGGAGCCTTCATTTGTTGTTGTTATTGTTACGTTACCAACATCACCATCTGTGTCATTAGTTAAATTAACTGTACTGTCTGAGCGAGCGGCAGTAATACCTAGTCTAGAGCCGTTAACCATATCTTTTAGCGCTTCGGCAATATCTGCCGTGCTAAGAGCTGCTCCGGTTCCAGCTTTGGTGCCACCCTTAAAATAGACCTCATTGGTCAAGTTTGTCGCCCAATATTGAGGACTGTTTGCATCTTCTTGCGGAGAAGCATGCCTAGCGATGTTCATGACATCTGAAGTGGCATACTCATCATAACCCCAAGAAATCGCCTGCTGTCTCGTACTAGCCGATGCAGCCACTGCTTGAGGATCATTAAATATCAAACTACAAGCATTGCCTTTAGCACCAGCAGTCTCATACGATAGCAAAAGACCAAACAGCTCTGCACTGGTATAAGTGTCATTAGCAACAGATGCTGACATCAGGTTTCCGGTTTGGCCGATACCCTGAACATCCACATTAGTTTGACCAGTTCTATACGCGTACTTGAAAGCTCCGAAAAGTGCCTGATGGAGCTTCCAGCCGTTAGTACCATTATTGACGACTCTGATAAAGTAGTTTCTACTACTTGAATTTTCCCTATACAACCAGTATCTTGGCGATCCGGTGGAACCGTACTTCGCGAGCAATACTGCACTGTTGTTGGTAAGGGAGGTTGCGTTTGAAGTACCAAAACCAACCTTGATTTCATTACCATCAGCATCTCTTAGTACCCAGTGAGGGCGAGCACTGATGTCCCTGAGACCAGAGTTGTCAGATTTGTTACCTAGCGTGTTATTCCAAAATGTACTTGCATTGCCGGGGTCAGACGCGATGATCGAAATCGATCCCTTTGTTGCGCTGCCAAGGTCATACGTTGGAACTGCTAGGCGACCTCTCTGAGAGTCCTCAAAGGGCAACTGACTAGAAGCAGTATATGCTGTTGCATATTCTCCATCATACCTAGTTTGAAGCCTTGTCGCATCCTTATCTAAAACAAAAGTTAAAGTATTAGTACCATCTCCTAACACAAACCTGGGATAATCGGCCGAATCAAAATCTCCTCCTGCGGATGAGATAACGACCGTTCCGGTTGCTGCAGCCATAAGCTGTACCTCCTCATTGTTAGATGGAATATTAACTGTTTGAAATTAAAAATAAACCAGAACAGGTTTAAAAGAAAATATTATAAATTGGGGCTTACTGGAACAATTAAGAAAATAACAACTTTTTGAGATTCCTAACATTGTTATCGAATCTACAAAATTCTGAACTCAAAAACTCTATTGATCTTTTCTTACACTCTTCTGGATTGTCAAATTCGAAATGAAATCTTCCGCCAGGTAGGCGGTGGCACTTCAATAACTTAACATCAAACATCTGAAGATAAGCGGCTATGCCGATATCTGATGTCACGTATGTTTGATTTTCTTTGCTTTCTTCACTCAATTTCTTGACTCTCCCTTTTCGTATTATATAATATATAGGTTCGCGCGACTGTTTTCGGCCGGGTGATTTTTTTAAATATTGATCATGGTTATCAAGATCGTAAGATTTACGCAAGGCCACAGACAGGACTTAGTCTGTCTTTGTAAATGTCGCTTTTTCACCCTCTTTTTGGGGGAAATTTATAGCATACTCCTTACTAGGATCGAGATCGTACACTTCCCTAAGCTTTGAGATGTACTCAACTAGATATTTCTGCTTTTGTTCGATATACTCTAATAGTCTTTCTTTGTCTGATTCGTAATTTTGCAGCAAAAGTCCTAATTCTGATATTTTCTGAGCTATTGCTTTTTGCTCGTCCTGAATTTCTTTTAGGTGGAATCCTTTTACTTCAACAACATCCGGGTAGACTTTCTCTACAGGCTGCTCTTCCTCTTCTGGCTCCGGGAGCGGGGGAGGCTCTGGAGCCTCGGCTTCTATGTCCTCCTCTGATACCTCTATAGTTTCTTCCTCGTCATCACCAATAAGTGCGTTCAGTGCCTTACCAGCCTTTTTGGTGAAAGACGGGTCTGTTTCTTTTATTTGCTCCAACAAATCAATTAGTTTATCTAAAGCAGCCATTAGCTATCTCCTTTTCTGTTGCTAAATATAAATAGATATTTATTTTCTAAAATTACGCCTTAACGTAACTTATATGCAGATTTTCATCTGCTCTTGGCGGTTCTTCATCATTAAATTCTATCGTCCGATTGTCTGTCACAGTATAGTCGTTGTCTTCTCCCGGAGACATCAAAACACCGTCCCTAAATACTTGCTGGGTACCTATAATGAAGGCCTCTGAAACTGTAAACGTTGTCCTGCTTCCGTCGCCCGTCTGCTGAAACTCCCCATTTGGAGTATAATTGGTAGTTGTAATTGATCCTGCCACTGCTACTGAAGTAGTGGATCCTCCTCCACCACCGCCTCCTGAGCTTTCTGCTCCTCTGTCAAACACAAACGGACTTACCTGAAAATCTGCTTCGCCTTTGTCTATTAATCTGACGACTCCAGCGAGGCCATAAAATCTACCGTGCTCATGCTCCGGAGATTCACTAAAAACAAGCCTTTCTCTGGGCATTTTGATATCCACAGCATTCTCTCTTATAGAATAAGTCGGTTGTGCTGCGTTAGGGCCCTCTCCTATTAAATAGGCAAGTATTTTTATGTCTATCGTTGTTTCTAGTCTTCTCTCCTCTTTTGAAAAAGAGGTATAGTTGTTGTTGTGAGAGAAGTCCTGCTGAATGAAGCCCTCATATCGGTGGCCATGGCGAGATATCAGAATATAATTGACTCCCCCGGGGGTTGTAATAAAGGGAGTTATTATATCGTTCATTTGCTGCTGGTATTCTGTCCTGATTGTTATCTTGTATGTCATCTCGACATATACCGGCTGAGGTATACTCAGGGTCTCATACACTACCTTATCTTTGTATTGGCCAGGAAAGTTAATTTGGCCTCTTTTCTTCTTTGTTCGTGCATTTACAAAATTTGATGTTTTGTCTTGCTTTATTCTTCTTGCAATTCTTATTGATCCGCCCTTTTCATCAAAGTGTGGGACGATATTTGCCCAAACCGCGCCCTTCTTATTCAGGTCCTTCACTATACCTGTGCGCTCAACAGCAACTATGGGCAGAATAAGAGCACCAGAATTGTCTCGAAAATGTAGCTCCCTCTTTGCAGCCATGCTTCTTTCTGGAGAGACCCAAACGAGCGAAACAGGCTCAAAACCACGATGAGTGGTTGTACTTATATTTAACTTTTTGATATAGTCAAACATTGCCGAGTCCACATTCTCGATGTTTGATGCCTGAAAGGGTATTGGCGTCTGATAATCGTGAGGTATGAACAGGTCTGCTGTAGATACGCCTAGACGCATTGCTTCCTTTCTCCCTACATCCTTTTCCCTAATCATAATATATGTCCTCTACTCCAGATAAGCCGTAAAGTTCGGACAACTTTCTCTCTACTTCGTCCTTTGTCATGATCCTCTCTCTAGGCATCTTGAAATCCACTGCATTCTCTCTTATTGCAAACTGCGGTTGGTCTTCGTTTACGCCTGCTCCGATCAAGTGACCCAAAACATCGATCGTTATCTTTGTTTCAAACTTTCTCTCCTCATTCGAGAAAGAACTTATGTTGTTGTTGTGTGTAAAATCCTGATTAATAAAGCCTTCATACCTGTGGCTTTCATTTTTTATTAATATGTAATGAACGCCTCCTGGCTTTGTCAAAAAAGGCGTTATTAGGTCGTTCATTTGCTGCTGGTATTCTGTTCTTATTGTTATCTCATACTGAACAGTAATATAGATTGGCAGCGGAATTGTTAGAGTCTCATAAACTATCTTTTTATTTGCTGTCGGAAAGTTTAGTTGTCCTCTTTTTCTTTTTGCAGATGCATTTGCAAAATTTGACGTCTTGTCTTGCTTTATTCTTCTTGCAATTTTTATTGTTCCGCCTTTTTCGTCGAACTCGGGCACCAAAGCAGCTTGTACAGAACCCTTTCTCTGCAGGTCCTTCGCTACGCCCTTTCTCTCAACACTGATTATAGGCAAAACAAGAGATCCAGCACCATCCCTAATCCTAGAGTCTCTCTTGCTCTGAAAAACTCTTTCTGAAGAGGTCCAAATGACTGGTACTTTGCTCCATCCGCTGTTTGTTGTTGTGTGAAGGTTCAATTCCTCATCCAAATAGGAGATCATTGCCGAATCGATGTTCTCTATCTTGGAGGCAGAGAATGGAATCTTAATTTCTTCTTTTGGTTCTTCTCTAATTGGCATCAAACAGACCCTCTCTTGCCTTGACACACTCTGCTGTTATTTCCATCTGGTGTCCAATTTGCCCAAATAGCTGCTTGGGCTCATTTAGAGTAACTATTTCGTAGTATTGATCACCATACGAAACAAAATCGCCTTCTCTAACAAACAAGTTCTGGTCTTCTGTTAATCTTCTCTTGTGGAAGTGCACCGTAATCTTAGATAGACGGTCAACACCCAAGTTGGTGGTTTCTGTTTCATACCCTTGCCATTCCACAAGAGCATAGACCCTAATAGGGTTAAGAAAGTTCTTTCGTATTGCTTCTCCGTAAACCGGATGGAAGTCCGTGTTTTCAATACTTATAGGATAATACAAAATCTGCTGGCCAATGACCCGTTCGACAAGCTCATCATTGATTTGCTTGACTAGGTCGCGCTCTTTCTTTCCAAGAAATAGCGGTGGGGGCGGCTGACCAGGCTGCTTCCATTTATTATCTGCCATTTTTCATTACCCCACAAATACCGATACTGGGATCTTTTCCTGTATCTTGCCTGTAGCATCCATCATATCTGAATCAGATTGGATGAGCTTTGTGTAGGTCATTTCTGCCAAAGTCGTCTTTAGCTCTTCTCTTAGTTTTTCTTGCTCGTCCTTTGCCTGAGTCAACAAGTCACTACCATTCAAAGTTACAGCCTCGCCCGGGATTGGGATTGTCTGAAACTTGCTTCTTATTTGGCCCAACATCTCTTTGCAAAGAGCGAGTGCGAAGCGGCGGATCCACTGCTTACCAATGCTGTTTATGCTCTTAAATGGCAAATTAGCAAATGGAAGCGTGTTCATATTATTTATTCCATCAATGCCAGAATTGGTGCCCGATTCCTCTTCTTTAAACGGATCAGAAGGCACTGAGAATTGTATCCACATCTTTGTGGGGCCATGGCGCTCTGGTATCGGGAATAGCCTTAACTGGTTGTCCTTAAGCTCATATGAAAAATGAGACATTCTTGTATATATCGAGTCCTCAAACGCCAATGCTTGAGCTTTGTTGTGCCAAGCTGGAATTAGTTCAAAAGTTGAGGAATCTGAAAACTGTCCATAGTTGTGTAAGTTCCCTACAACATTCAATCCTCCGTAGTATCCGAAGAATCTCCACATCGCATGAGGAGTTTTGTAGAACACCTTCTTTATAAGAAGCTTTTTATTGCCAACCTTGTTGAAATATGGAAGCGAGCCAGAAGTGGCTGCAGATGATGATACAATTGTCTGAAGATCGTAATCCTGCTGCCCTGTAACGATATCAAAAGACGCTGAATACTCCCTTTGTCCTCTTCCCATTCCCGCTTCTGCGGCGATGGCCTCTGTTGCTCTTCTGGAATATCCAAATTCAAACCTTGGATATTTGAGGGCGACTTGCTCTCCTGCCAAAGAAGAAGACAGTGTGGTATCTCCCGTTGATTTGAGGTTACCCAAGTGATCAAAAGCACCTGTTGTGTGGCCCAAATAGGACGAGAGCGAATTGTTCGCTTGATGTATGTTTAAGATATAAGAATACTCTAACGTTGCCTCTTCATATGCTGAGTAAACGTTTGCAGTAGTTAGCTCAATATCTAGAACGTCTCCTCCTAATTTTCTATACACATATGTGACCTGGCTTGCCGCGCCAGATAAGAAATTAGCATCATACAATGGAGACGATGTATTAGAATAAACTTTGTAAGCAACAGATTTGTTTACATCACCCTCACTACCCGAAGAAGCAAGAATAGACTTGCTCATCGTGCTAGCTGGTGTCAAAGTTGTTGTTGGCATTAAGAATCCTCCGTTCTTCTTTTTAACTAGTTAACTAAACGAAGAAAACCGCTGTGTTATTAGCTGTTTGCTTTCTTTGTGGAGGCTTTCGCCTTTCGTGAGGACGAGCGCCTTCTCCTTTTCTTTTTTAGTGGAGCCGTGGCAACTTCCTTTAGTGCGTTTGGCTTTGGTGCTGGTTCTGCTATCTCTTGCACCGGTTCAGGTTCAGGCAAACTACACTCAGTTGTAACTTCTGGCTCTTTTTTCTCTGCCTTTTCGACCTCTGCTGTTACTGGCTCCGGGGTCGGAATTGTGACAGACCCTGTGTTAAACAGAGCTGCTCTCTTTTTAGCATACTTCTTAGCATACTTTGTCTTTGTCAGTCTTTTTCTCAACTTTCCCATTTTTGCTCCTTTCAAAAGCATATATTATAATTAGTCCCAAAAAATAGAAAACCTCAAGGCTTAAAAAAGACCTTGAGGGAATTCTATTGATAAGGCAAATTACTTATTAAGCAATCGTCATGCAACCGTCGAGCTTGGTCTGTCCGTGGAAGTAGAATTTTGATCCGTCACAGATAAACTCTACAAAATCTCCAACCGTATCCAAAGCATTTGCAATGGTTATAGTGGTTGCTCCGGTTGTGCTTGGTCCGTCATCGCTAGTGTCAACCTCCAACTCGTTAATTCCGCCGATAAGAACATCGGTGTCTTCAGAGGTCTTTTCTGTAATAACAACAGTGTTGCTGCTTACGTTGGTGCCTATAACAAACCTAACCCACCAACCATTGCCGGCTTCGGCTACCGATGGTAGAGTTACTGTGCATCCGGATGCAATGTTTAAGACCATTAGCGTTCCGCAGTCTGCAGCTTTTAGCGACAGGTCACCAGTGATTGATTCAACCTTTTTCCTATCCGCACTATATCTTCCTAATTTTGCCATTATAAAAATCTCCTTTATTTTTTAAAGGCAGTTCGCCTTATCACTTGTAGTAAATAGTTAATCAAAATAGAAAAAGCCCTCCAAATGAATGGAGGGCTTAATTCTTTTAGCTATCGGACACTATTAGCTAGCGCCTGCCTCACCGAGGAGACCACGGACGATAACAATTCCGTACATGTCAGGACGTACCATCTGCTTGGCGTAACGGGTCATAACTCCCTTACGAGGTACGAAGTCCTCGGTGCCAAAGATGGTAGGTGTGACCTGCAGAGGTACATACGGGGCGTACACGTAACCGCTTTCGAGGAAAGAGTTACCCTTACGACCGACGAGGATCACGTTTCTTGGGAAGTAAG